TGTATCATTAAAAAGTGAATTAAACAATAATTACGCTACAATGATTTCAGTTGGGGCTCAATCTAATGGAAATGTTGTAGGAGAAGACGCCACCGCTTTTAGTAGATGGAATGTGGGATACACAGATCGTATTATAACAGATAGAAGTAGTGTTATTGATATGCAAAACCAACAAGAATCTGGCTCAAAACCCCCAGAACAAGTATATCTTGATAATCTAATCAAATATGGTGATCTTAATAATGCTATAAATAGTGGATTTGTCACTTCAGAAGAAATATCAAATAATGGACAAGCTGTTGTTGATATGTTAAAATATGAGTTAGCTTATTTTACCCAACAAAACTGCATACAAGGCCAAGGATTTATTCCTATTAATCTTCAATTAACAATGTTAGGTTTGAGTGGCCCTAGATTATTTGAGTCTTACACTATTAATGAAACTTTACTCCCAGATAATTATAAAAACAATATTAAATTTTTAACTAAGGGAATAACTCATAGAATAGATACTAATGGTTGGACTACAACTTTAGATAGTTTTAGTGGCCCAAAAGTTACAGCTTTAAACAAACCTTCTTTTTATGCTCCACCTGAATTAGCACTCTCTCAACCATCACCTAATGATCCTCAAGCAGGACCTGCTGGAGTAATATTACCTATAAGTGATGCTAGTGTTAGATCAATTACGCAAATGAAACCAACTACTCAAAATGTTTTAAATAAAGATGGTTTAGTATTAGTTAGAGAAGGAATGACTGGAAATAGAACATATGGTGCTTTATATTATAAAAAACAATTAGTAGCTGTGACTGTAGAAGATTTAGTTAGAGATAGTAAAATACAAAAACAAACAGCTATACCTGCCAACCCAGACATTGGATATAATGTAACATTAACTCCTACCACTAAAGATTTTATTAGGAAAGCAGCTGTAGATTTTGGAGATGGAAGAGGATTAATAGTACCTAGAGTAGGTACTTCAGCTAACGCTGTAGACTTAGAAGGCCCAGGTAATTTAGATTTTTCTCATGTTAGAATACATGGTGGTACTAGTGAAAAAAGTAGTGAAGGTTGTATAATTGTATCTAGTGTTCGAAATAAAGATGGAACTATTCAACTAGATCAAAGTAAAGCTCAAGATGTAACTAGATTGATATATGATAATAAGATTAAAAAGATTTATGTTGTAAACGATTTTTAATATTATGTATGTACCAAAAAATAAAATAAGAACTAATCTTTACACAGAAGGTAAAGAATATATGTTTTTTTCAACAAAAACACAATATGTTGGGTATTACCATAAATTATACAATGGAAAAACATTCACAGGTAAAACTCCAAATGATAATAATGTTAGAGAAATTGTACCTGTCCCTATCGCAGATGGAAACAATTTCTTATCCTCAGCTTTATCTATATCTACCCCATCATTATTCCCAACTCCTCAAGATTATAAAAATGGAGAATTTACCCGTTATTTTATTGTTAAACGTAATGAACTTATTTTTATAGAAATAACTAAAAAAGAATATGAAAAATATAAAAATCAAGACCCAAGTGTATATTGGCGTTTATATAGACCGTTTTCTTTATTTTGGGTATTAACAGGTGATATGAATCAAGTAGCTCAAACTAATAAAAATGTTACTGAGTTAGTTGAACAAAGAGAAAATGTTTTAGGTTTAAGCATATATTTAAAAGAAGATTGGACTCAATATTATAAAGCTAATCCTTAACTTGGCTTAAAATAATTTTTTGTTATATTATGGTAAATAAAGGTTATGTATTATTTAATAGAAAGTCAACATCAATTTGAGGAGTTTGCTCAACAGCAAACTAGCAGATGTTTTGTTGAACTTATTCTAAATCATGATCTAATACATCCTGTTTTAAATGATGTTTCATTAGTCTATATTAGACCTGAAGGTGATAAAAAAGGATATGTTATTCCTATCTCACATAATGAAGCATTTTCTATTCCATTCCAACAAATAAAAAAGTTTATAGCTAGTTATAAAGAAGTATTTGTTAGAGATAAAAAAACAAGCATGTGTTTTTTAAATAAAAAGAATTTAATACATGCTCCTATCAATACAGAAAATTTATCATTTCCTATCTATGATTATTACCACAGACAATATCCAAACCGAAATGATATAAATAAATTTATTCCTATTGCTAAACACTATGAGCGTTGTGAGGAATATTTTAAACATGTAAACTTCACACCACAATCTGAGTTTTATAACAAAGCAATAGAGCTATTCCAGACAATAGAATCAAGTGGTATTAGTGTGAATACAACGCTTATAGACGATTATTTCACACCAAATAATATCCTCTATTCAATAAAAAACAATATAATATACTCGCAGTACAACGTAGATACTACAACTAAAAGACCATCAAATAGTTTCAATGGTATTAACTTTGCCGCGTTACCTAAAGATGGTTCTAGAAAAGCATTTGTTTCGGCTAATAGAAGATTTGTTGATATTGATATTGATTCTTACCACCCAACCCTAATTGCTAAACAAATTGGTTATGATTTTGGAGATGAGTCAATACATGATCATATGGCTCAACTATATAGAGTAGATTATAAAACAAGTAAAGAACTTACCTTTAAACAATTATATGGAGGTATTTTTCATGATTATAAACATCTAGAATTTTTCTCTAAAACCCAAACATTAATAGATACTTTATGGGAACAGTTCAATACTGAGGGTTATATTGAATGTCCTATATCTAATCATAGGTTTTATCATCATCAATTACCTAATATGGGTCCTCAAAAGTTATTTAACTATTGGGTTCAAAATTTAGAAACATCACAAAATATTTTAATATTACAAGATATATTACCAATAATAAAAGGTCATAAAACTAAATTAGTATTGTATACTTACGACGCTTTCTTATTTGACATTAGCAAAGATGAATTAGAATTGTTAGAAGATATATGTTCTGTTTTTACTAACTATGGCTTAAAATACAAGATGAAGTATGGATACAACTACTATGACCTTAGCTTACTCACAACATATGTATAATAAACCTTATGGGTTTGATATAACAGACTTAAACTTTGATGATGTGAGTAATAAACTATTTTGCACATTTTCAGAATTAGATGAGATTGATAGTCTTATAGACAGTATAAAAAGTCAGTACGATGTACTGTATAATAAAATATTTGTTTTGCAGATTAAGAATAGTGATGAATATGTTTGTACATATAACATAGACTACTCCAATTTAAACGAAATTCCTGAAAACACTATATTGGTTCACCGTAAAAAGGAAACCAACACGCTATACACTATTAACGCACTTAATGAACTAATTAAGAAGCTAAATGGTGGTGTAGTGGATGTGTCTTACAGAATCAACTGGATGCATTACAGAAACTGTATCTTATTAACCCAACATAATGAATTAAAACAATTGAATACAAAAGTGTATAAGATTGTTGAGTTGTAATTTATTGGTAACTAACGTTAACGCTGAATACTTAAAACACGGCCGTTTATAAGCTCTTAGAAGCTAGCTTGGCCTTATTAAAAATAAGTAGTATATTATATTAACAATTTAAAAACCAAATTTTTATGGACATTAATGCTATTAAGCAGAGATTGAATTCTCTCCAGCAGTCGTCAAGCTCTGGTAAAAAAGAAAAAATTGACTATTCCAAGTACTATTGGAAACCAAAACAAGAAGGTAAGTATCAAATCCGAATTGTACCTTCAACTCTCAACAAAGAAAATCCATTTCAAGAAGTGTTTGTACACTACGGATTCTCTAAATTTCCTATTTATGCTTTGACCAACTGGGGTGAAAAAGATCCTATTGTTGAGTTCGCTAAACAGCTTCGCAACACAAGTGAAAAAGAAAATTGGCAGTTGGCTAAGAAATTAGATCCTAAAATGCGAGTTTTTGCTCCTGTAGTTGTACGTGGTGAAGAAGACAAAGGTGTTCGCCTTTGGGAATTTGGTAAAGAAATCTATATGCAATTGCTTGGCATCGCTGAGGATGAGGATTATGGAGATTTTACAGACATCAATGACGGTCGTGATTTCACAGTTGAAGCAGTGACTGGTGATATTGGTGGTCGCCAAGGCATCAAGTGCTCAATTCGTGTTAAACCAAAAACATCACCGCTTGGTACTGATAAAAATGAAATTAAGTCTTGGTTATCTGAACAACCAAATGTTCTTGAACTTCAAAAGAAAATGACATTTGAGGATCTTAAAAGCGTATTAGAGAAGTTTTTAAATCCTGAAGCTGAAACTGAGGAAGAAGAAGTAGCAGCACCTGCAAAAGCAACTAAAGCTGCTCCTAAAGACTTACCTTGGGAAGATGATGAGGATGAAGCTCCTGCTCCTAAAGCTAATTACGCTTTGAAGACAGCTCCTACTAAAACATCTAAAGCAGCCAAGTTTGATGCTTTGTTTGAAGACGAAGAATAAAAATTAATTAATAACAAATTATGGCTAAAAAGAAAGAATCTTTAATGACAGCAGTCTCTGAAGAAATTAAGGCTAATTTTAACCTTGATAAATTCAAAGAGAAAAAATTGCTTAACAGTACAGTTAAGTTTAAAGAACAGAGATGGATTCCATTTTCAGAAGCATTACAAGATTCAACTTCACTTCCAGGTGCAGCCATAGGTCATATTAATCTTTTAAGAGGACACAGTAATACAGGTAAAACAACAGCTTTACTTGAGTTGGCAATTAATGCCCAGAAAATGGGCATTTTGCCTGTGTTCATTATTACAGAGATGAAATGGTCTTGGGAGCACGCTAAACAAATGGGTTTTCAAGTTGAAGATGTTGTTGACACAACAACAGGTGAAATTGTAGATTATAAAGGTTTTTTCCTATATAATGACAGAAGTGCATTAGGTACTATTGAAGATGTAGCAGAGTTTATAGCTGACTTATTAGATGAACAAAAGAAAGGTAATTTGCCTTATGATTTATGCTTCTTTTGGGATTCAATAGGGTCTATACCTTGTAAAATGAGTGTTGAAGCAAATAAAAACAATCCAATGTGGAATGCGGGTGCAATGTCACAACAATTTGGAAATTTTATTAATCAACGTTTTCCATTATCACGTAAAGAAAATTCACAATTTACAAATTCAATGGTAGCAATTAATAAGATCTGGATCGCACCAGCTGAAAATATTTTTGCTCAACCTAAAATGAAGATGAAAAATGGTGAAACAATGTTTTTAGATGCTTCAATTGTACTTACATTTGGTAATATTACTAATAGTGGTACTAGTAAATTAAAAGCAACTAAGGATGGTAAAGAAGTAGAATTTGCAGTTCGCACTAAAGTATCAGTAGATAAAAATCACGTTACTGGACTACAGACTAAAAATACAGTAGTAGCTACAGTTCATGGTTTCATCAGTGATGATAATAAAGATATTAATGAGTATAAGAAACAACATGCCCATGAGTGGGTACATATCTTAGGAAGTCTTGATGGTATTGGTCTTACTGAGGATAAATCAGAATGGGAAGAAAGTAAAGAAAACATTACATTGATTGACGAAGAATAATATGGATAAAAAAGATCTGTTTAAGTTATTAGATAACATTCAGCCAGGTAATGAACCTGGAAAAGCAACGTTTAACAAACATGATAGAGTTCTTATCATTGATGGTTTGAATTTATTCTTACGTAACTTTGCAGTCATCAATTATGTCAATCAAGATGGTGTCCATATTGGAGGACTAGGAGGATTTTTACGTTCATTGAGTTTTCTTATCAACCAAAATACCCCAACATCAGTTTACATTGTATTTGATGGAGTTGGTTCAACCATAAACAGGAAGAACCTTCTCCCCGAATACAAATCAGGTAGAAACTTAACTCGAGTTAATAGGAGCTCAACATTTGAAGACATAGATGAAGAAAATGAATCTAAGATAAATCAGATATCTAGACTCATTCATTATCTAAAGTGTTTACCCGTCAAACTTATCTCACTCGACAAAGTTGAGGCAGACGACATTATAGCTTATTTATCCCACTATTTAGCCACTAAACACAACTCTAAATGTACTATAGTATCAGCAGATAAAGATTTTTTACAATTAGTGAATGAAAACATTACAGTTTACAGTCCAATTGCTAAAGAATATTACACACCCAAATTAGTAAAAGAAAAATTTGGCCTGCCTGCTAAAAACTTTATCTTATATAAGACATTAATGGGTGACAACTCAGATAAAGTACCTGGATTAAAAGGATTAGGACCTAAAAAATTATTTAAATTCTTTCCAGAGTTGCAAGAAGAAGAGATGTCTTTAGATGACTTGCATAATATTTGTGAAGGGAAGTATAAAGAGCATGTTATATACTCGAGGGTTATATATGATTACGAGACGTT